AAGAACTATGTGAAGCATTAGTAGGTATAGATGCTACTGAAAGATATAGTCATCAAGAAATACTTTCATATGTTTATAATTTAAAAAATATAGAGGAGAAATTTTATGACAACCAAAAGTAAACCAACAATAAATACAGTAACATTAAACTTAATTAATAAACTCAAGAAGATAGATGATACAATCAACGAAGGTGCTTGGGAGTATATAAATATAGGAGATGTAATAAGAGTACAAGATGCTTTTGCTGAAGTTATTAGTTACTATGACCTAAAGAAAGAAGGTGGTATACACGACTATGGAGCAGACAAAGGTAAGTACCAACAGTTTTGGCATAGTGATTATGTATGTCATACAGACCCAAATGCATTTGACCCAAGCAAGGTGGAGGAAGATGATGAGTAAATATGAATATGGATTTGAAGAATGGTCACAAGATACAAGAAGGTATACTTTAAAGTGTGACAGAAAACTAACACGAGATGAAGTAAATGATGCAGTCTATGAAATAGTAGGTGAAATTCATGATGATGAAACAGAACATAAGATTCCATTAGATGATGGTACTATTGTTATGATTACTTATCATGGTAATGAGTTTGGTAATTCAGATTGTGGAATAACAGAAGGAGTGGAGGACTTAGCAGATGATAGCCTATAAGATAAAGTCTATTAATAATACAACAGGCAAGGTTACATACTTGTATGAAGAAGGAGATGGTAGAAAGCATTACACAGTAACAAAGAAGAAAGATGCTATGCATACTTTAAGTATAGTTAAGAATCAAATGTGGGACTTAGATGAGTTTGATAACCCAGATATAGACCCAAGTATCTATGGTGAACCAGACCATTTGTATTGGAAAAGAGGTACAAAAGATACTGAGAATACTTGGGCTATTGATACAGTATTTATTGAGGAGGATAGAGTATGATTAAATATATTATATACACACAAAAGAACTGTGAGTATTGTGCCAAAGCAAAGGCATTACTAGATGAAGCAGGAGAAGTATACGAAGAGAGAGTGCTAGATAATCTACCTAAGATAAAAAGATTTAGAGAAGCAGGACACAAAACTGTACCACAAATCTTTCTACACATAGGTGGGTTTACAGAACTAGAAGAGTTTATGTTTCCACCAGAGATAGAGTTTGACCCAGACTTATATCTTGTAGAAGAAACTAGACCTAGTGCAAAGGTAATACCTTTCAAAGGAAAGATAGGTGCTATCTCTGGAGAGAAGGAGGAAGAATGAAATACAAAGTAGAAATAGAATTAGATTTTGATAGAAGACCTAGTAAAAAAACTGTATTAAACAAACTGTTTGATATACTACGAGATAACAAAGTTGAATATAAATTACATAAGTATAACAATAGTTTATACAAAAAAGTTCAGAGGAGTATTAAGAATGATAAATATAACTAGAGATTTAATAAAAGTATTTTTAGCATGTATAGTATGGTATTTATTGTGTTTTACATTACCACTAATTGTGTTATAATAATATGTTGACAAAAGAATATAAATATAGTATTATTAATTATAAATATATAAATAAAAATTATGTATTAACTAATTATGAAATATATAAAAAGATGAAAGAAGAAAATAAAAATATATCTTGGGCATATAATATATGTTTTATAGAAAAATATTTAGGTAAAAAATGATGTATGTAATAGCTTTATATAATCCAGAGATAGATGAATTACCAGATGTATATGAAGAAAATGGTAAAGTAAGATATTTTAAATCTGATATAGAAGCAGAAGATTTTTTATATAGTTTATATATTAAAAATAATATATTGATTAGACCTTTATTAGATGACCATATGATATTAATGGGTGTTCAATGATAGAACCTACACTAATAAATGCTTTTGTCGTTGGTTTAATAGTAGGTATGTTTATTATTTTACTTGCGTATTTTTTAACGAGGTTATAAATGAAAACAAATATAGAAGAAATGCTAAAAAAAAATGTTAGAGATTTACAAGAACAAAATAGAAATCTAATGGTAAGAGTTAAACAATTAAATGATGAATTGTTTGAGTTAAAAACAAATAAAAAATATAAAGGGTGGGTAGAAAATCCAGATGCTACTCATATTAAAGATGAGTAAAGATAGAGATAGAAGATTCAAAGCTACAGGTAAATGGTTTAAAAAGACAGAACAAAAAAACTTATTGACAAATCATATTTTTCCTGTACTATTAATAGTAGGATTTATTTTTTATATTATTAATCTGTAGGAGATAACATTGACTAAAAATTTATGGGATAAAGAAAGTAAAACTTTATTTAGAAAGTATTACAGAGAATATAAAAGTGAAGGGTATGATGACAAAGAGTCAAAAAGATTAGCTAAACAAGATGTTAATGTTGTGCTAGGAGAAAGAATTGACTTTGCTGAATTATTATATAAAGATAAATTAAATGATTATAATTAGAGAGGTAGTATGTATTCAAGTAAATGGTTAGACAGAGGTCCTTGTCCTAAATGTGGGTCTAGTGATGCCAATGTCAAACATGCAGAAGGATACAGTTATTGTTTCTCTTGTGAAACTAGATTTGGAGAGGGTGAAGATATGAATAATGTAACACCTATGCCTGTTGTAGAAGCTAGACCTTTGACAAGTGATGGTTTGTATGCAGACATAGTAGAAAGAAAGATAAGTAAAGACACAGCAGAAAAGTTTTGTACAAAGATTACAAGAGATGGCACAGTAACTACCAAACACATTTATAAATACTATGATGTAAATGGTGGTCACGTAGCTAATAAGATTAGAAATACATCTAACAAACAGATGTGGACTGAAGGTTCTATTCAAGATGCAATATTATTTGGACAGAATCTTTTTAGTTCTGGTGGTAAATATGTAACTATAACAGAGGGAGAAGTAGATGCTATGTCTGCTTATCAGTTAATGGGTAGCAAGTGGGCATCTGTATCTGTTAAGACAGGAGCAGGTGGTGCTTTGAGAGATTGTAAATCATCTTTTGAATACCTAGATAGTTTTGAAAATATAGTTATATGTTTTGATATGGATGAACAAGGCAGAAAAGCTGCCAACAAAGTTGCTCAATTGTTTTCTCCGAACAAGTGCAAAATAATGTCTATGGAGTATAAGGACGCTAACGAATACCTTAAGATGGGTAAAAGCCAAGCCTTCAACCAAGCTTGGTGGTCAGCACAACCTTATACTCCTGCAGGCATTATGAACTTACAACAATTAGGCTCTTCATTATTTACAGAAGAGTATTGTGAAACATGTTTGTTTCCTTGGAGTAAGATGAATGATAAAACTTATGGAATGAGAACAGGAGAACTAATAACATTTACAAGTGGTGCAGGTATGGGTAAGTCATCTATTATGAGAGAACTTATGCATCACTTGTTTAGAAACACGAAAGATAATATAGGTATACTAGCATTAGAGGAGAGTGTTAAAAATACAGCATTTAATATAATGTCAGTAGAAGCTGATGCTAGATTGTATATAAAAGAAATAAGAAAAAATTATACTCAAGACCAATTAGATAAATGGCAAGAAGATACTATAGGTACAGGTAGATTCTTTGCCTTTGACCACTTTGGTTCTATTAGTAATGACGAGATACTTGCTAGAGTTAGATACATGGCACAAGCATTAGATTGTAAATGGATATTCATAGACCACTTATCTATTCTTGTTTCTGGACAAGAGGAGGGAGATGAGAGAAAGTCTATTGATGTGCTTATGACAAAGTTACGTTCTCTTGTAGAACAGACAGGTGTAGGTATGCTACTTGTATCACACTTACGTAGACCTGCAGGTGATTCTGGTCACGAGAATGGTAAAGAAATAACTCTATCACATCTTAGAGGTTCTGCATCTATTGCACACTTATCAGATAGTGTGATAGGTTTAGAAAGAAATCAACAAGCAGAAGGAGATGAAGCTAATACTACAACCATTCGTATTCTAAAGAACAGATATACAGGAGAAACAGGTATAGCTACACATTTATATTACAATAGAGATACAGGTAGATTAACAGAGGTTGACAATCCTTATGAAGCAGAGTATAATGTAGAAAATAAAGAGGAGGTACCATTCTAATGAACTGTTGGCATTGTGGCACAGAATTAATATGGGGAGGAGACCATGATATTGACCATGAAGATGAAGACTATTGTATGGAAACAAATTTATCTTGTCCTAACTGTGGTTCTTTTCATATGGTTTACTTACCAAAAGATAAACCAAAAAAGAAAGTAAGTTGGTTAGAGGGTTATAAAAAGTGGTTAAAAATAAGGTAGTTTATAAACCAAGAAAGTTAACATTTAAGGAAAAAAGAATGATAGTCAAAGCACACAAAGTTTTATTTAATGATGATAAGGAACCAGAAATGTGGGAGCATTATTGTGAAGAGGAAGAAACTGAAATGGCAGTAGGAAAAGGTGAGCCTTGTAATTGGTGTGGAAAAGAGGAGGAAGATTGTGAAAGTAGTTCTTGATATAGAAACAGACCAGATAGATGCTTCAGTAATTAATTGTATTGTAGCTAAAGATATTGATACGAATGTATCAACAGTATTTGAACCAGACAATATGCATGTATTTAAAAACTGGTCTAAAAATATTGATAAGTATATAATGCATAATGGTTTATCTTTTGATGCTCCTGTATTAAACAGATTGTTAGGTGTAGAAATTAAACCTTCACAGGTAACAGATACATTAATACTATCTCAAATGTTTAATCCATTACGAGAGGGTGGTCATAGTCTAAGAGCATGGGGAGATAGATTTAACTTTCCTAAAGGAGAGATAAATTCTTTTTATAAGTATTCAGAAGAATTAAAAAGATATTGTATGCAAGATGTAGACATAACACATAAGTTATATAATCATCTAAAAAAAGAAGGACAAGGTTTTTCTAAGTCTTCTATTGATTTAGAACATCAGGTAAGAGTTATTGTAGACCAACAAGAAAGAAATGGTTTCTACCTTGATGTTAGAAAAGCTATGTCTTTATATAATACATTAAGAGATGAAGCTAATGAATTAGAAAAGTGGGGTCGTATAAGATTTGACCCAACAAGAAAAGATTTAAAAACAAAAACAAAATACATACCTTTTAATATAGGTTCAAGACAACAGATAGCTGATAGACTTATGGACATAGGTTGGAAACCTAAAAAACATACAGACAAAGGTAATGTAATTGTTAATGAAGAAGTATTAGATGGTATTAATTTACCAGAAGCTAAAAAGATTTCTAGGTACTTGTTACTTCAGAAAAGAATAGCACAAATCAAGTCATGGATAGAAGCATGTGATGATAAAGATAGTAGAGTACATGGTAGAGTTCTTACTCTCAAAACTGTAACAGGTCGTATGGCACATCACAGTCCTAACATGGCTCAGATTCCTGCTGTTCGTTCTCCATATGGTAAAGAGTGTAGGGAGTGTTGGACTGTAGAGAATCCTTACACTCACTCCATAGTTGGAACAGATGCAAGTGGTTTAGAGTTACGTTGTTTAGCACATTTAATGAATGATACTAATTTTACTGAAGAAGTTTTGAATGGAGATATACATACAGCTAATATGAATATGGCAGGTTTAACAGATAGAGACCAAGCTAAGACATTTATATATGCTTTTATGTATGGTGCAGGTGCTAGTAAAATAGGTAAGAT